CTTCTGCGAGTTGTGGTGTGGATGCTAACTTGACACGTCCTGCATCACCTATGTTGATAATGTAGTAAGTTTGTCCTACTGTCAAATTACTAATCGCAGTTGTCTCAGCTGAGACGTATTGGACTGGATCTCCTGTTTTTGCATCATGAGCAGCAAACTCAAATTGATCTGCATATCCTACTGCATCTATTTGTGATGGATTAAGACTATATGACTTACCTTCAGTAAACATGATATATCCTTTGTTACCCGCACCTGTTCTAGTGTTCTGTAATGGTTTTATTCTCAATATTGATGTAATTGGATTCCATGATGAAACTTGACCTCTAGCAGTGCTATTATCCTGAGTAGACTTGCTTATAACAATTTCATCTGGTAAGAAGTTACCTAATACGTTTTCTAGAGTCAAATCTACAAAATCTGGTAATGTTACAACAGTTGTTGGTAAAGATGACTGATTATATCCAGATCCTTGGTTTGTTACAGAAACACTGAACAATCCACCAGAAATAGTTGCTACAGCAGTTGCACCAGACCCAGATCTTGAAGATCCACTTAATTTTGGTAAGGAAGAGTAATTTCGACCATTATCACCAATTGTTATTGTGGAAATGCCTCCTGTGGGGTATATTGAATTTGTAGAGTATGATACGCCTGTATTATAACCAGTTTCGGGTTGTGTTGCGGAAATATAGGTAATTTGCTTACTAGCAGCGTTAACAGAGGTAATAGTATGAGTTCCTAGTATAGGATCATTAATTACGTTCATATATCTGCTATTGGTCACATCACTCTTAATTGTTATTGCATTACCCATCGCTAAATGGTTTTGACAAACATAATGTAAAGTATTTGGAGAATCTACTGCAGGAGTGATTTCTACACTACGAGAAGTTGCAGTATTAAAGTTAGTAATGTATTGTGACCATGTTACTGCTTCATCATTAATTTTATAGACAACACCTTTCTCATATCTAAGTGTACCTCCATAAGCATCTTCACTCTCAGAGAAGTAGATTGCATGATTACTATTTGACGCATTATCTTGATTAAATGTGTAAGTTAACCCACGAGACATTGATAATGAGGGAGATTCCGTTACAGATCCATATTTGTCACCTGTAATGTAATATCCATTGCCAGATCCATAGTTATAAAGAGGATGAGCAGTTGTTTTTGCTGCAACAGTTACTGTATATGTTCGTGGTGATACATTTTCGTGTTTTACATCATGATAGTAGAATATGCCAGGCAAATCTACCATTTTGATGGTTATTGAGTTTTGTTCGTTAGTTACTAGATCTCTAACCTCGTCAGTAATGTTTTTGTAAGTGAATACATCTGTATTTGAAGGATCTAATGTAAATGATAATACTTTTCCAACATTACTTGCATCTGAAGTATCAAAAAGGTAAGAATGACCATTTATAAGATTTAAGTTTGGTTCTTTGATGTAAACTTCCGCAGATGTAACGGTTGATGCAGTCGTTGCTGCAAAATTTCTCTTAACAGTAAACTTTCTTGGTGTTTCTGTTCTAACAACAATATAATTTGTCTTATTATAAGACGTAGGTGAGACACCTGAGACATTAATTAAATCACCCTCTTTTAATTGATGAGAATCTTGAGTATGGAATTGAACTTCTCTTTGTACTTGAGTTAATGTTAGATCAAGACCAGAACCACCCGCATTACCTATGTTAAGGTCATCTACAGATATAGTATCTCCAATATCATATCCATATCCAAAATCAGTAATTGTAATAGAACTTACACTGTTACTAGCAACAACAATAGTTGCCTTTGCACCTAATCCGTTTGCTCCTGTGCCACTTGTTGTCAATGGGACATTTATGTATGTTCCATTTGCGTAACCAGATCCTGCTGAGTTTTCAGTCCATCCACCTTGGAATAAATTACCATCTGTACGTGTTCTTAAATATTTCCATATCATATTACCATCAGACGCACTTCCACTTGTATGAGTCGGTGAAGATGAACCTGATGTGTTAACTCCTGTGCTTTCCGCAACGTATACTCTATTTGCAACATGAACTAAATCTCCTTCTTGATAAGAGGTAGTTGCTTGCCATGCATCTAATAATTTAGCACTTGTTAAATTAAAATACTTAAAGTGATAGTTTCCATTGATAATTTTTGATGTAAGTGTTCTACTAAATGAGTTATCAGTTACGGAAACAGTAATTATATCGTTTGGTTGTAAGAAATTTGTTACTGTAGTTGTCAATGTATTGGAAAACAAATCGTCGTAAGTTCCAACAGAAGAACTAACACTAGAAACTGACGCACCTTGCACTTGAGAGACTATAGCACTTACACCGCTTCCTCCAGTTCCAGTATTATCGAACGTCAATCTATCGTTAACCTTATATTCTTTACCTCCACCTTCTACAAGATATGAGTCAATGTTTTGTGATGAGAATTTATTTGTAGATGATACAACTAAAGAATCCGCACTACCACCTCTTATAAACGGATAGTAACTATAGTATCCAATACCATCTTCAATGTATGTGAGTGTTTCACCTGTCTCCATTACAATGAGAGTTGTGCTGTCTTCTAATGCAAGGAAGAAGTCAACCTTATTATCTAATTGCTTTCTCTTTGCGACAATATTATCTACACCTATAAATGGAGCTCTGTAACGTATTGCGTCTTCTGTAAAGTTTTTCTGTAATCCATTACCATTCCAGTTTACAGCATCCGCTTCACCGTAAAACTCAGGTCCTACAAAATATGGAAATGCGGGATTACCAGTAGTACCTGTAATAGTTGTAAAGTAAGCATATACTCCACTTGGATACTCTGGTGTAACGCAGAATCTGCCATTGTAACGGTCTAAATCACCTAAACCTTCCACATACTCATAATCTTCAATATAAGTCCCTAGAGGGTCTGTAAGACCGCTTAGAATGGACGCTCTAGATGTCTTTACTCTATAACTGGTTCTAATACGTTTGTATTGGTTAAATGGTGCTGTGTTTTCTGGATCAACATATCCATAAGGTCCGTAGATAGGATGTCCGTCATATGCCCAACCAATAATAGGAGAGTGTACAGTAGGAGGTAATTCCTGTAATACGTTACTATTATCAAGACCTATACTGTCCTTTAATAAGAAACGTAGTTGCTTTGGATTATAAAGATATCCATATTCTCCGTTAAAGATCAAGAAGTTCTCACCTTGGAAACACGCACCTCCAAATTGGTCTGTGGTTTTTGGTGATACAAATGTATTATCTCCAAGTTCTGCTCCAGTTGCTGCTTCGTTTACTGATAGTTCTGTAAGTCTAGTTTGGAACTGTGCACCTGAGCCAGGATATACAATATCAACTCTTGTAGAACCCGCAGTATATCCAACACCTTTACTTGATACTGTGATACCAGTAACAATATTTGTACTTAGATCAACTTGAGCAAATGCAGTAGCACCAACTCCGTCTCCTGTAATGATAACGTCAGGAGGACCAAAGTATGCACTACCACCAAATGTAACAATTATACTTTCTATCTTTCCATTAATAATAGATGGATACGCAACAGCACCGCTACCAGAGATCAATTTAATCGTTGGTTCGTAAGTATACTGTGATCCTGCATCCGTAATACTGATAGTATCTACAGGACCTCTACAAACTGCATCTGCAGTTGCTCCTATTCCGCCTCCTCCTGTAATCGAGACTGTAGGAACACTTGTATATCCCGCACCACCATTCACTATGGTTATACCAGTTACGGAACCGTCCGTAATTTGTGCGGTAGCAAATGCTTGATTTCCGCTAGTTGCTCCTCCACCTACAATAGAAACGATAGGTTGCGTGGTATACCCGCTTCCTCCGCTTGTTACGTTTATAGAAGTTACGGATCCTGTAATGACAACCGCAGCAGTTGCGGAGGTACCCTCATATTCCCAATCAATAGTTCCTACTGTTATAATTCCTGCAGTGTGTGTAGGATATAGAGTCGCGGAAGATTTACCCGCATTTCTTGAACGATATCTTCTTTGTTGATATGATACTCTAGTCAATCCTGCATATGTTGTATCTAACTGATATTCTGGTTCAAACTCAACAGTAGGAGGGTTAGTAATGTCATAACCAGATCCACCATTTATTCTTTCAATAGATTTTATACCACCATACTTAGTCTTACTTTCAGACTTATATGAGAATAGTGGGACACCGTTTGCACCAATACCTACTTGTCCTATAGGAGTATCAGTTTTAGAACTTTTAACAGTAGGTGTAAGAGGAATACGTTTTAAATATCTTTGGTTGCCAGGATCTAGATCAGTTGTAGCAAAAGGTCCTATCTTATGTGTTGGTATACCTGTACTAGCGACTATTGCGTCAGTAGATGACTTATATGTATTTTGAACGTCACCAGTTGTATCCTTTACAGCAAGGTTAATAGATGTATCGTCAGACTTACCAAATGCAAATTCTCTAGCAATATAAAACTCAAAATTGGATATTGGTTGAGCAGGAGATGATGAGAAGATAAACTCAAAAGTAAACTCGTCAACAATACCTACAACCGTGTGAGAGTTATTATAAATGTCCTCTGGTGCATTCAATATTCTAATAGAGTCATCTCTGACCAATCTATGCTTTTCTTTAGTTACTACGGTGCATCTTACCGATCCATCGCTTTCGGGTGCTGCTAGGGTCGCTGAGGCACCTCTGAGAGCACGTCTAACATTGTATACAAAACTATCCCATATAGGATCAATACTATCGAAACCAGGTGCAGCGGGAGTTGTAACTTTTGAGTCTGGAAGATAATACCTACCACCATTATTAAGAGTAACTCCTCTAGTTCCACCAAATATCTTCAATTGAACTTCTGAGTTGTCTACATTTGAATTACCATAGATTTTGAATGCAGCAAACACTTCTTGTCCTGCATCATGTGCTACATTGCTTGTATTGTCTCTTGCACGAGAGCATCCTAAGAACTGATTAACTGTTTTAGCAGTATAACTGATTATTTCGTCTTCTATCCTAAATTTACCGTTTGTCTCAGGCCATCCTAGTGTAGAATCAACTGTAACAACGTTATCAAGTAGATTACCACCTAAATCTTCTGCTAGAACGGTTTTATACGGAGTTACAAACGTTCCAATTGAATTATTCGTATCTACATCAATTTCATAGATTGTACCGTTTGGTGTATACACTTCTACAACACCTTTAACGTAAATTCTTGCAAATTCTACATTTGGATCATTTGGATCTGCTTCCTGATACAATACTTGACCAACAAGTTCGATTGGATTCCCAGAAACAGGAACTGCACGAATAATCTCTCTAGAAACGTAAAACGCATCACTAGGTTTAAATATTCTTTCTCTTGGATATGATATTTCCGATTCTACGCCAAATAGTGTTCTCAATACAAACTGGAACGATCTACTTGTTCCTTTTGATGAGTAAAAGTCTTTTATTCTTTTAATAATGGTGCTTTCAGTTACACCAGTTGCAAAATTCTTAGGAAATGTGTTTAAAAACTGCTCTTTAAACTTCCCAAGCATGTAAATTGGGAAAATGTTGTTTAAATTAACAACTTCTGTGCCAATAGTGTGAGTTGCAGCAGTTGTAGACTCAAATTTAAACTCAGATTCAATTCCAACTGCTCTTACAGCGTTAAAACCACGTGCACAAGTCTGAAATAGTGTTGCACCCTTACTTTGGTAGTAAATTATCTCATCATCTACTAGTAAAAGTCCTTCTGACGGAAAATCACGTGTAGATTGAACGTCAACAGTAGTGGAACTTGCGGAAAGTGAAGAAATTAGCGTTGTAGTCGTAACTAGATCGCCATAATTGTCAATATTATAATAATCCGACCAGTTTTGGATTATATCAAAGCAATATCCTTTTAATTCTTGTGACTTATAGTATTCTTTGACAAAATCAATAAACGTAGGAAACTGATCCCTTACAAAAGAAGGAAATTGTCCTGCGATATTGGTTGATATTTTGGATCTCGACTCTGGACTGACTTCTGATGGTACAGGCGGTTGTGTAACCGTCGTAGTGGGCGTCGTCCACGATCCAACTCTCCAAGAACTACTTGTCATATTAGATTAATAGCTAGATTCTGGAATTACACCTGTTCCAGAAAGATTTGAACCACTACTGATAGTATCTTCTACTACAGTAATTACTGAGTTATCTATACCCAGTGTGATATAGGTTTCTCTGAGAGAAACAAGGTCATTTGACTTAGGCACTGCTTTTATCTGTAACGTATTGTTTGCTACAACAGTTGATTGTATGATTAAATCATTAATTACAATTTCACCCATATCATAATCAACAGATCCCCATAATCCATCAATGTATTCAAACTCACCAGTTCCTTTAACGTAATAAAGTCTTAATGTGCCCGCACCATCATCATTTAGATAATAAGTATTGATATCATCACCTACAATCTTGAATCCACTAGAGATAATAGCGGGATCTGTAGATGTTTGTTGATTAACTCTGTTTCCATAACAGATTTTGTAGTTCACACGTTGGTTTAGATCAACTGTAATATTCTTTCTCATCATTATACGAGTAATATTACTTGTAATTGACCTTTCTGAATCGTCAATAATGTTCTGTGCCTTAGAATACTTGAACTTACCACCAAATTTATTGAACTCACCACTAGAATTAAGTGCAGTTAGTGTAGTAATCACAAGATTTTTGATTTCTGCAGGAGTTCTGCGTGTATTATTAGGGTTGTAATACACAAAACTCACCATATCTACGTATAATATGGATGGATCAATGATTGTAGGTTGAATTGCAGCAACAGAATACTCTCTGAGCTTCTTCAAAACGGAATTTTTCTCAGAAAGTGACAATTTATCAGCGTTTTTTGGTTTGATTGCCAAAAATACCTTACCAAATTCGGGAGGTTCCGCTTCTTCTCCACCATAACATGCGATTGATGACACGTTTGGATAGATTTGAGGTATGATTGCCTCATAATCCTGTGTAGAAACTGCTCTACCGAACGCAGAATAGAATTTTGGTGCACCAAATTTGATAGATTCCGTAGTTTCTGGTTCTGATCCTCCGTCTGGGAACGAAACTGCAGTAATTGTAATGCCAGAAGATATCGAGTTTCCTGCATTATCACGATATGTTCCAATATTTTCAAAAACTTTTAGTCCGTTTGCTCCATTTCCAGATGATGTTGTATATCTTACTGTTACAACATCGCCATTTGTGAGTGCTTTTCCTATAACTCCGTCACCAAATAGTATTTCTGGTATTTGATATTCACTTTCCTCTAGGAAAAATACCTTAGAATTAGAATCAATCTTAGTAATATCTGTTGCTTGTAGGTATTTTTCTGTAATTGTACCAGAAGTTACCTCTACAATCATGCTTGTAGTGTCAACTTTATCGTTTGTAAGTATAAATCTCTGTCTCTGTGTAGTATCTTTTACAAAAGTATCTGTTAAAAACAGACCTTCAAACAAAACTGTGTTAGAAAATGTTGCAATTCCTGTTAAACTATCTACAGATTGCGATGTATCAGTCGGAATTGAGAAAACAAAGTTGTTATTATCCAATCCTGTGAAGTTCAAAACCAATCCTGCAGAGATTGTGACTGATTTTGGGTAAGGAAATGGTGTTTGTACTGCAATATCAACTGTAGTGCGTGCTGATCTTGCCGATTTTGGTGTATAACCAATCATTCGAGCAAGTTTTACAACGTTTTCACGCAAAACTGCCGTCTCTAGGAACCCTTCATTGACTGCAAGGTTAGCATTTACCGCTGTATAGTACGTATTGTATGCTAATGTGTCAATAAGCACTGTCAAAGACGAACCTTCAAAGTCATAATCACTAAATTGTGACTGTGATTTTAAGTATTCTTTGATTTGTGCCTTGATTTCATTGAACTCAAGAGCATTGACTTGATTAAATGCCATTATGGTTTAAATACTACACTGATATCATCAAATTTAGGTGCGATACCTAATATCAAATAACTCACAGAACAATTCAACTCATTACGATCTGGTTCAAAGTCAACATCTACGGATACTGCTGTAACTCTAGGTTCGTGGATCTCAACTGATTCTTCAATTCTATTCTTTACCTCTAGTTCCATAGAAGGAGTAGAGTTCTCGAATAATAGTCCTATTATGTTCCCACCGAAGAATGGGTCAAATGGTTTCTCATAGAAATTGTAAAGAACAATATTCTTGACTGATTCCTTTATTGCAGCTTCGTTCTTAAGTGCCAAAATATCGTTGGTCACTGCATTCTTTTCAAATGTTAAAGAGAAATCCCTAAAGGATTTCGATATCAAAGACATCTCGAACGAAACAATTCTTTATCAATTGTTATTTATACTCGTTTCTCGAAAGGTTTACGTTTCTTACCCTGTCTATCACTACGAGGATCGGTAATTAAGTATCTACAGTACTCATTACCATGATCGTAGAAGTGATCAGACATGTCGACAGGAATGTTAGCATTCCTTTTACCATCTACAATTCTATTTGCCTTGGCCACGATACCTCTTCTTTGCCTTGTTCCTAGACGTGGCACTATACTTCGTGTGTTGACCACGACCTTGTGCTGTTTTCTTTGGTTTCGATTCGATACTGTTTCCAGTGTTCCATGTCATTGCCATAAATTAATTCATCCTGCGAATACGTTTGGTGATCCTGCTGCAACTGCTGTGCAACCACTTATTCCATCTCCTACTCTACCACAACCTTTGCCATTTACAAAGACTGTTGAACTTCCTGTAGCTATTGATGCTGAGTGTGGAGGACACACAGGAGCAGGAGGAGGAAAAAGATGTGTAGTGTTACTATCTCCCTGACGAGAGATTCCAATACCATTACAAAAGACATTAGAAGATCCCCCTGCTCTGGTCATACCAGTACAATGAGTTACGTCTGCGTCTCCTATTCGGGTTACTGCGGGCATTACTTTCTTTCCCTTGCTACAAGTTTATGTAAGTATTCTGTATATTTACTCATTGCGATGTGTTCTGCAACGCTATGAGGTTCGGGTGGTGGTGTCGGATTAAACTCGATCAAATGATCAAACTCATCGGGAAGGTCACCACACCTATCGAATTCGAGGAGTTTTCCCTCGTCCTTGATTACGAACTTTCCTTCAAGATCGTCCATTGGATTTATCATAATACTCCTAGTTATTTAGAGACCTACGCGGGGTTAACGCGGTTATTACCAATTCGTATCATCAACCTCTGTCAATCCACCGACAGTATATTCGACTATTTCTGTTATCGTCTTATCGTGCTCAAGAACAACATCTACGAGTTTCTCATAGTGTCCATCGTCAGTTCTCTTCATGAGGAGTTTAGAATTAGACACCTTTCTCTCTAAGGCATCTAACCTCTCTAATATCTCATCATACTTTCTATCTGTATGTGTATGGTAATCGCCTGACATGAATCCTCCTAGTCTTGTTTAATGTCAAAGTGCCATTTGATATGTTTAATGTAATCAAATGTATCTCCTATGTCCTTATCGCAATCTGTTTCATACTTTCTATCGCAGAGAAACTTACGTAAATCGTAGATACTGTCATATGTACCTACTTCGTCAAAAGAATCGTCATATAGAACGTAACGCATAAGAGAAAAGGAGATGTTGATTTATTTATTATATCTTGAAACTAACACAATGTCAAGTGCAAAGATATCCAACAACATTGTCTGGTAAGTTCTCCAAAGGTATTAGAGAAAGATACTTAGGTATCTTGACTCTCATGTTCTCTGCAATCTTCTCCTTCTTCCATTTAGTGTATGCTTCTTTCTGACACCAGATGTCAAAGAATATCTCCATATCATCAGTAACCTCTGTAGGGTCAAAATACCTCCGAGAAATTTTTTCAAAGGGACGTTCTCTCATATATTCAATATCGACTCCAACACGTTCTCTAGAACATGCTACCACCGCAAAGGTGTGGGTGTCAGATTTATTCCAATGGACGTTGATAGGTTCTACACAACTATCTACAGGTTGCCTTGCAATAAACTCTCTGAGGGCAGCACGAGTCATTGCCTTACCATTATGATTAGGTTCGTCTATATTTGTGAAGAGGAATATCATTGTACTCCAATCATCTGTCTCGAAAATTACCTGTGGCATTTTTTACTAGAAAATTTTTTTATTTTTTCGCTCGCGTTACCCATACTTTATAGATTAGCTCTCTGGGACTCCTTTAAAACGACCCCCCCGCCCACGACTGGGTTAGGGACTGGATCGCTGCTTAAGTTCGACTTAAAGAGCAGTGCATCGCTCACCTTGAAAGTCTTATGCGATCCAGAGATGTGTGGTCTTACATGTTCTCAGTTGCACTAGATGCTCCAACGCAATGTGCTGTCGAGGGTGGCACTGCCACACACATCAGAATGGACAGTCCTCTGGCACTGTGAACTGTGGTGTCTCTCCACCCATCCATGCTGTACGCTGTTCGTCTTGCCATTCCATGTGAGCAACACGCTTGAGCATCTCATCTACATGAATCTGCTGCTGCATTTGTTCCCATGTCAGGTCATGCTCTAGCATATACTCAGTATATACTATGTCACGATATAACCCCGTATCCATATAACCCCCCTACCCGTGAAAGAGAGGTCGCATCCAGTCTTTGAACTTTTCTCGTTCAATGTCTGCCAATGCTCTCAACTGTTCTTCTGTTGAGTTGTTGCCTGATGCAACTAATTCATCATAACACGCCTGTGATATACCTGCGTTGGTGAGTTCATACTCATGTAGTTGAATGTGCTTAAAGTAACTCATATAACCCCCCTAGTTGTAGATGCCTACTAGTTTGGGATCACCGTATGATCCATAAACTACCCTTGTTCCGTTAAGGGCATAGGATACGACTTCTGCGTAACCATAATCTTCTGAGATGCTTAAGCATAACTCATCTGCAAATTGACTTGCAAGGACTGGTTCCTGTATGTTTGTGTTTGGAACTTCAACGAATTTCTCGAACATAATCTAAAGTGATGTAAATGTTTGTTTATACTACTATTATAATAGGTGTAGTGTGCCTAGTGTGGATATATCTCGATACTGTAACAATTAGTCATAATATCCTAATTCCTCCTCCTGCTCATGTAACTCCCTTGCTACCATTTCAAAAAAGTCTCTAATGGTCATGTCTGGATAATGAAGTTGATGTTCAACCAACGCACCCATCTGCATATGTCTGCTTTCTTGCATTATCAGTTGTTCCATAACTGCATCTGCATCTGCTTCTAGTGATTGTTGAGCGTTCATAGTTTTTTGCTTGTTGAATAAGGTCGTAATACTCGGTTAATTCTGATTTGTCCCAAGGTTTCATTATTTCCACCTTGGGTCGTCGATTGCATAATCCCACGGTGCGGGTTCACATATCTTCTCAATGAGTGTGTCGAATGCGTCTTGTGTGTCGTCATCTATCCACCCATTGTCTATAAAGAATCGTGCCATAGTGACTAGTGCTGATTCTTCATCTTCGTTCATAGTGAGAGTACGCTCCCACTGTGTTCCGTCTGATTTAGGCATTGTCTCTGACCTCCATCCACTTGAATTCTGAGATGCTACCGACTTTCCAGATTGTAACTGGTTTGCCTAGTTGCTCTGCTGTTCTCTCAGCGTGTGCCTTTGCCTGTGGGAAATGCGAACCGTCAAATATGTCTGCCCATATTTTGACTTCGTTTCCATAGTCTGAAGGTTGTACTGCCCATGTAGTCATAATGCTTTTAGGTGTGAATGATTTGTATATACTTATTATAGCGTCATCGAGGACGTTAATAAGTGATTGTCTGTAAATGGATATATTTCGTAACATTAGTGTCTATCGCTAATGTACCATATTCCATAGTTGTTAATTCTCTGAGGTTCAAAGTTTCTCTTTGACATCTCTGCTAGTGCTGATTGGACTATTGGATTGTCCATTGCTGATTGATTGACTAATACCTTTCCGTCGTAGATTGGTTGTAGTTTGTCGTTGAACATAAATCCTCTGGGGTTTGTTTCTGATTCTATTATAAGAGATAGGTGAGCACATTACGATAGGAAGTATGCCACTAATCCAACTGGCACATCGGCAGCTGAGATGTTTAGGATCTCAGCAAAGAATAGAGCGATGAGACGTAATAACTCACGTGGTGTAAAGTCTGTCATGTAAATTGTAGTATAGGGACTTGCTGCACAGCATACATTATAGCATCTTGATTGAATTGCTGCTTGTATGCATCACCCACTTTGCGAAGTGCATCCACCGCTGCAGGATCCTCCGTGGTGATAGATATCACCTTACTCTTTTCTAGCGTCCCTTTGTATATACCGATTGCGTCGGTGATAGTAGCGTACTCAAGAGATGCAAGGACCGTAACGTTTAGAAAGTCGATCCACATTTGATTAGTAACGGATCCCGCGTTTGGGATGTTCATGCCTAGGGTAATTGAATGAGTTTGCATTAAATGATTTTTCTATTCGTACTCCTTTATTGTACATGCTGCTGCAGCAACCGCTGCTGCAGGTGTGCCACTAATATTAGTGTCACATAGGTTGTAGTATATGCAGTTGCCATATAGTATACTAATACTATAAACATAAACAAAGTCTTATGTCAGTCTTACATCATGAATCCATACTCGAAGATTGTATGGAACAAGCAGTAACAGAATTCTGCGAAGCAAACAAACTAACTCCAAATATGTTTGCTCTTATCGAAGATCACTTAGGTGTTCAGATAGCACTCGATAGAAAAGCAAATGCACTATTCGAGGAGAGGTGTCAGTAATGCCGAATCATTGCCATAACAGAGTCACATTCTACAGTGACGATACAACAGCGATCCTTAAACTACATAAAATCTTTATGAAAGGGATCGAGACCGACGACAACACAGAACCAAACGACACAGTGTTTGGTTCATTCATTCCAGAACCTGATTGGTCTAAGATTCCACTAAATGAGGAAACTGTCCAAGAGTATTCATTCAGTAATCCTAGAGGTGAGTTAGGTGAGTGTCCAGAAATGATTATTGATAAAGACAGACCTTTTAGAAGTGGATTGCGTTTTGAATCAACTGACGTTATGGATGATCGGTGGTATAACTGGCGTGTCCAAAACTGGGGAACTAAGTGGGATGCTTACACTATGGAAATAGATGACACAGATATGCCACACGGATTCGAGGTCAATTTTGAAACAGCGTGGTCACCTCCCGAAGAAGTCTGTAATGCTATCAGAGAGCAATACGACGACCTTTCTATAAGTTGGTTCTATGATGAACCAGGTTGCGAAATTGCGGGGTATCTATAAATGGATAGAGAATTACTACTCGAACTCAAATCCTTTCTAGCAGAGAGGATGGTCGATAATATGACCACTGAGGATTTAGCGGAATATGTCCAAGATGACCTATTCCAATATTTCGACAAACAAGGTGAGCATGACTTCCTTGAAGAAGCAGAAAACTATTGGGGTGATATGTTTGGTGAAGTTATTGATGAAGTCCAAGACTATATGAAGTGTGACTTCAAACGAGAACCAGGAAATACAGTTCGCCATCCTTAAGGTTAATTAGGTCTGTAAATAAGAGCGAGGTGAGAGTCCCCACTAATGAATGACAAGTCAGTTCGTTAGAAGATCATCCAAGCAGTATTATTATTAAAGGTCAGTAACGCAACTCGCCACCAACTGACCGCCTTATGACAATTTACAAAGTGTCCACCAGCTGTCCCATAGGCAGCTGGTTTTGTTATAATAAAGGTATACAGAGTTGGGTCGCTCTTTAAATGTTCGACACACAAGCAGCTCGATTTTCCAGAGTGTGCCAATTATATTAGTGTCCACTATTGCTTGTATATGCTGCTTGCTGCATTATAATATAAGAGTAAACAAACCCAGAGAGTAAATCTTATGGCAACTAGAGCAAGACTAGGTTATGTATTATCCGATGATTCCATTGTTAGTGTTTATCACCATTGGGATGGCTATCCCGAATGGTTGGGTGTAACACTCAATGAACACTACAACACAGACGATAAAGTCCGTGAATTGATAGACGGTGGCAACATGTCCTCTTGTTGGTCTGATTCTGATTTCGATTATGAGAAACAAGAATTTATTAAAAAGGATCCAGAACCAAACTATTATGGTGGCGATGACGAAGCACCAAGACATTTTCAAACATTATCAGCATTAACTGATTATGATTGTGGCGAGGAATTTCTGTATTTGTGGTTCATGAATACGTGGAATTGCTACGCATATAAAAAGACCTTTGATGATGACTATAACTGTACATCAACTAGTCTTTCCCCTCGCATCATTCCAGCTGGCGAGGATACAGCGGGTGTGCCAGTTTAATTTCTGTCACAACAAAGTCCCTAATTTCAAACGTTAGGGACTATAATATTATTATACCAAACAAAAGAACTAAAATGATTCTTAGACAACTCGGTTCAAACCAAACAGAATTATCATTCAATAACGGTAATTCAATCTTTTTTTCCTACGAGACACCTGTAGCAGGTTTTGACTCAGAGGACGGTTTTTTCAAAACTGAAACATATTACAGCAAAACCACTTCACGTCACATCAACCAGTATTTCAAACATGTTGATGCTGATCAAATTACTGAAGTCCCTGATCAGTATATTGTTGACCTTGTAAACTACGACGTAAAGTAATCATGAACAACTTCAACGACTTCATTAATTATTGCCTTGACTTCTACGGTAAGGGCGGTCTATATGACCAAGGGCGTACAAAAGAGCAAATCGCATACGCTACGACTGTGTACCTTGATGCATGTGCATATTATGCAGAGCAAGATAAAAAATATGCATCTGATTTTAAGGTGATGGTGTGGGGTGATGGGGACTCTCTAGACCGTGAGCGTGTCAGAGACATTATGAACAATTATTACGGGGACGCCTAATGGACGATTACACACCAAATGAACTAGCATACCTAGACCTCATTAACGACATAAGCAAAACGTTTTGCTTCATTGGTGAACCAGATGAACCCGCTGTCTGTGACGGTGACATGAAACGACTAAATGAAGCGGTGAAACGTTTCAAGTTGAGAGTCTGGGAGAATCAGTTATGAAATACCTAGTCAACGCTATAGAGTTCGATTTCTCGGACTCTCAAGGCGAACTCGACGAATGGGAACAAGAACAGATAGTTAAGAATAATATAGGTGTCTGGGAAGCAGATGACGAAGATGACCTAATAGACGAAATAACTACTGGCACAGGGTGGTGTATCAAAAGTATAGATTTTATGCTACAATTAAAGTAATTCAAACATTTTTCCCAATTATGAAAAAAGTTACCAAATCTGCAAAAGATTTACGACTCTCAAAAATTCTTGACTATCTTACCGATTTAGGTTGGGAATACACTTGCGGGACTATGACTCGCTCAGGTATGCAAACCTATGACGAACTCATGCAATACATTGGTGTTCTAGAACCTACGGAACACTGGAACGAGGATTGCTACAAAGACAAATGCTGTGATCACTAATGGCATATTGCGACGTATGCGGTAACTTCGACGATGAACACACCGACGGAGAACCAGAGATCAAAGCACTAGAGGGTTATCAACCGACCCTCTACTATTACTGGGACGGGGATTTCTGTGACGAGGATTACGATTGGAGACGTAAATTTCCTCAAGTTGATTGTATGTGCGAGATCTGCTTTGACATCGCCAACAAGGAATCTAAAATTGATTGGGTCAATGGGGATCCGTTTCGAGGTCACGGATCCAGAATGCCATTAAACTGTCGCTAGGATTCGAGTTTCATATACTCGTCCCAAGCACCAACATCATAAAGACAACCCTCTAGCATCAGATAGGTGCAGAGGGTTTTATATTTGCGACCTTCATGCGTGGTCGTCTGATCCGTGTCCAATAAGAACTGACACAACGCAATTGCTGTCTCAAGTGTCTTATGTGTCTCATATTGTTGAATGTAATCAAAAATCATCACTTTCAAAATTAATGTCCATTTTAGAATAAAGTCTCTGTCTATTAGATAATAGATCAATTAGACCACTTTCTTCAAGTTCCTCCATTTCTCTCAGGTTTTGTTTTTTCTGCGAGAAACTACTCTTTTTGCGAGTTCCGTAACTTTTGGCCATTTCTGTCCCCTTTGGTAGTATGTGTGTACTATATCGAAAGTTGTACTAAATCACCGTTTTTCAAGGAATCGTTATAAAACTTACCTAATGAAAAACTTTCAGGGTTCTTGACAAAACCGTCAAGTGCTGTTAGAAAGTCCCGATTTGCAGGTTTCCAAGAATACTCGTAGGTTTTCTCATTTCCTGAGAAATTTATGAAAACCTTGGATCCCTGCATGGATATTTTGTCGATTGCAGAACTGAGAGTTCCTATGTCGAATGTGTGCTTTTTTGCTGCCATGGATTTTGTTTCCTTACACTTAATTATAAGGGATTCTGAGAGAAAATACAAGAACCTTTGTGCCACTTTAAGAACTGTCACATATCTCCTTGACATCTCGTGCATTGCTCGCTAAGACCCAAGAATCTCTACACACTCCAAAGAGATATCTCGCACAACTATATTTTTTTAGATATTTCAAAAACATAGTCATTTTCATAG